GATGTGGCATCATATGCATAATGACCCGAACATGTTGCTTGGAAATGTTCTACTTGAGGGACGTCCTGACGGCATCTATGGGTATGGGAGTTTTAATAATGGAAAGAATGCCGAAGCAGCTAAGGTTGGCCTAGCTCATGGTGATTTTGATTCCATGTCTATTTATGCCAATCACTTGGTCCAAGAGGGACCCAACGTGATTCATGGCGATATTAAAGAGGTTAGTCTCGTTCTGGCGGGGGCTAATCCTGAGGCCACTATTGAGGAGATTACCTTTGCACATGCAGATGGATCCTTTGATGTATCTGAGGAGGAGGCTATTATTCATTCGGCAATTAAGCTTGATGAGCTCTCGCATGCTGATCCGGCTAATCAATCACAGTCTGCTTCGAACACTCCACAGGAGACTGTGCGAGATGTTTGGAATAGTTTTACTGATGAGGAGAAGGCACTTGTCTTCTTGACACTTGAGCAGCAGGTCGGTCCTGAAGGAGTTGAAGCTGTTTCTTCGGGGCTTGGTGGTGGAGATATTGATCTCGATAAGTATAGCGATATGGATGTTGAGGCCGTCTATAATAACTTGGATACTAAGAAAAAGAAGATTGCTGAGTATATTGTAGGAACTGCTGTAAGTGCGGCGCAGAATGCTGCCGAGACAAATCAAAATGGAAGTGAGGATGATATGGGTCACAATGCTTTTGAGGACAATGATTTTGTAACTGGTGTGGACGAGGACGATTACGTATTTCTTGATAATGGTGAGGTAATTCAGCACGAGGACATAAATGAGTGCCTTGCTAATGCCTCTAGTTATGGTACGTTGAAGAATGCATTCTTGCAGCACAGTATTAGTAACCTTGAGGTTATTATGCCTGACTACAAGACTGACGGCGATCCTAATATGATTAACCGCCCGGTCGAGTGGGTTGCGGATGTTCTTGGTAATGTTCATAATGTACCCTTTGCGAAGGTCAAGTCCATTACCTTTGATATTACTGCTGATGAGGCTAGGGCTAAGGGTTATGTCAAGGGAACCCAGAAGCAGGAAGAGATAATCGCCGCACTTAGTAGGAAGGTATCTCCTCAGACGATTTATAAGAAGCAGGCAATGGATCGTGATGATCTTATTGATATTACCGACTTCGATGTCGTTGCTCTTCTTCGTTCTGAGATGGCTATGATGCTTGACGAGGAGAAAGCTCGTGCAATTCTCGTCGGTGACGGTCGTGCCAAGTCTGCTCCAGATAAGATCCATGAAGAGAATGTCATGCCGGTAATTTACAAGGCGGCAGATACCAATGATCCGTATTGTATCTGGGGCCTTATTGGTGGTTATGAGACTACGACTGATGTTAATGAGAAGTCTAATCTTCTTGTCGATTCGGCCGTTAAGTTCCGTAAGGACTATCGTGGTTCGGGAACTCCTGTATTCTATGGCTGCAATGATGTGATCACTCAGATGATGCTCGCCAGGGATAAGATTGGTCACAGGCTTTACAAGTCTGATTCCGAGCTTGCCTCTGCAATGCGAGTCAGTCGTATTGTCGAGGTTCCTGTCATGGAGGGTATCCAGATCGAGGGGACGGGTCCGTCTGACAAGTTCGACCTTCTTGGCATTATCGTCAATCTTTCGGATTATGGCGTCGGTCGCGATCGTGGTGGTGAGAACACCTTCTTCAGTGACTTTGACATCGACTACAACAAGGAGAAGTACCTCCTGGAGACTCGTATGTCTGGTATGCTGAGGAAGCCTTATTCGGCGATCGCTTTGGCCTGTAAGCACGTTTAAATCAAAATGGAAGTTGAGGTGAAGAATGAAGTTCTATGGTCCTATTGGATTTTCAGCACAAATCGAAGTAGAGCCCGGTGTCTGGCAAGACAAGATAGTTGCTCGTATGTATTTTGGTGATGTCAAAAAGAATCATCGTTCTTTCACCTCAACTTCCGAAATGAACGATAAGATTCGAATTGGAAGCACTTTGATCAGTGTCGTGTCTGATGGATATTTGGATAAACATATCGGTGAAATGAGGTATGTCGAGTATCTTGGAGTTAGATGGAAGATACAATCTGTCGAGGTTAGTTATCCAAGAGTTGAATTAACTTTGGGGGAGGTATGGAATGGACAATAGATTAGAGCTTCATAATAAGCTTTGCGACTTATTGGGATCTAAGAACTGTTACTTCCAACCCCCCTCAGATATTTTGTTAAAGTATCCTTGTATCGTGTATCATGAGAAAGACATCATTTCAACTAGAGCAGATGACTTAATCTATCTGATGCAGTATCAGTTTTCTATTACTTGGATTACCAAGACTGCCGACATAGACATTCCGGTAAAAGTTTTAAAGGCGTTTTCATCGTGTAAACTCGATCAGATATTTGCTTCAGAGAATCTTATGCATTATGTATTCACAATAAACATTCCAGTTAAGGAGTAAGTATGGCTATTTTGCAATGGGATGCAACTGGTGAGCGCAAGTATGAGCTTGGTGTTGACCACGGTATACTGTTTGTATTTGATAACGGCGCCTATAAGGATGGCGTTGTATTCAATGGCTTGACGTCCGTTCAGGAGTCTCCTGATGGTGCAGAGGCCAATGACATCTGGGCTGATAATATGAAGTACGGCTCGATTCGTTCTGCTGAGAACTTTAAGGGAACAATTGAGGCATACATGTATCCGCCTGAGTTTGCAGAGTGTGATGGTAGCATTACGCTAGTCAAGGGTGTGACGGTAACTCAGCAGACTCGTAAGCATTTCGGTCTGGCATATCGTAGTAATATCGGTTCTGATACGACCGACTGGACGGAGGATTACAGGATTCATCTTGTCTACGGCGCTACGGCTTCTCCGTCTGAGCGGAACCATGAGACTGTAAATGACTCTCCTGAGGCTGGCCAGCTTAGTTGGGAGTTCGATACTGTACCCGTTCCGGTACCTGGCTATCGTAATACAGCTCATATTTATGTCACTAAGTCTGAGTGTGACCCGATTAAGTTTAAGGCATTCGAGGATTATCTTATCGGAACGGCCACTACCGAGTCTAAGCTTCCTCTGCCGGAGAAGTTGAAGGAACTCTTTACTTAAAACAAATCAAAATAGAAAGGAAATTACTATGTTTCGTTATGTTGATGTCTATAAGGACTTTAATGGTACTGAGCGCAAGGAGACTGTCTACTTCGATCTGAATCAGTCTGAGATTATTGGTCTTGAGATTGATTCTGAGAAGGGTCTGTCTGAGTATTTGCAGGAGATTTCGGATGCCAAGAATGCCAAGGAGATGATGTGGTTCTTCACAAACATTCTTTACAAGGCATATGGTGAGAAGTCTCCTGACGGGCGTCGATTCATAAAGTCAAAAGAGCTATCAGATGCGTTTACTCAGACTGTTATCTATCAAGATATTTATACCGAGCTTCTTACTAATGCTGAGTTTGCTGCTAAGTTTATTAATGCGATCATGCCAGATATGGGCGCTTTGGCAGATAAGATTAATAAGAATGCAGATAAGAACAAGAAGATGATAGAGAAGATTCAGTCTGATAAGATGCTCGTCTAGGCATATGTTATCGATAGATATTCCAGAGATTGAGATCTATGATCGAGAGAAACAGGAATTTCAAACAATAAAGCCACAGCATCTGGTGTTAGAGCATTCATTGATATCTGTATCGAAGTGGGAAGCCAAATGGAAAAAGCCGTTCTTATCAAGTACAGATAAGACGGTTGAAATGATGTATGACTATATTCGGTATATGACGGTGAATAAGAATGTAGATGATCGAATTTATACTTATTTGCCGCTTGATATCTCACAAAAGATTAGCGAATATATTGAAGATCCCATGACTGCCACCACGTTTTCATCGGATAGAAAAACGCCAACACATGTTCCGGCTAAGTATCAGAAGACAAAGATCGTTACGTCTGAAGAGATTTACTATCAGATGTTTAGTTTGCAAATTCCTATTGAATGTGAAAAATGGCATCTCAATCGTCTGTTAACACTTCTTCGAATATTTAATGTTAAGAATAATCCAAAGAAGATGACTAAAGCTGAGATAATGCGTCAGAACACAGCCATCAATAAAGCTCGACGGGCTAAGTATCATTCGCGAGGTTAGTAGAGAGGAGGCCGTCTATGCCCATTTCGATTCGCCATAAAGGTGATTTTGAGAAGACTACAAACTTTCTTATAAAGATGTCAAAGCGACAATTCTTAAAGAGACTTGATGAGTATGGACGGATGGGCGTTAATGCTCTAAAAGCTGCCACCCCAGTTCGTACAGGCAAGACGGCCTCCTCATGGGCTTATGAGATTCGTCAAAATGGAAGTGACATTTCTTTAGTTTGGACTAATAGCAATGAATCTAGAGGGGTGCCGATAGTCTTTTATATTCAGTATGGACATGGAACAAAAAGTGGTCGATATGTCCAGGGGTATGACTTCATAAATCCAGCTATACAACCAGTATTTGATCAGATTAAGAAAGATATTTGGGGGGAGGTAACCAGCGCATGAGTGCATCTCAGAATACAAAAGCGGTTGACGAGCGAATTGTTGAGATGAAGTTTGATAATGCTCAATTTGAGCAGGGAGTTAGACAATCAACCGAGTCGCTTAACCGCTTTAAGAAAGCAATTAATACAGATGGCGCTGAGAAGGCATTCGATGGTATCGAGAAGGCTGCAAATAAGGTGCGGCTTTCAGGACTTAATGATGCTATCGAGGAATCAGGGCGACACTTCTCAGCACTACAAGTAGTTGCGATCAGTGCATTGGCTACCATTGCATCTAGGGCAACACAAGTCGGTATGCAGATGGTTAAAGCCCTTAGTCTCAATCCTATACTTGACGGTTTCCGTGAGTATGAGACTGAGATGAATTCTATCAAGACAATTCATGCTAATCTCCCCGATACATCTTTTCAGCAAATTAAAGATACTCTTCAAGAGCTCAATGAATATGCCGACTTGACAATTTATTCATTTGGTGATATGACTAGGGCCATTGGTTACTTTACCGCAGCAGGTGTTAAAGTCGATGCTGCGGCTAGAGCAATTAAGGGTCTGTCAAATATCGCTGCTGGTGCAGGTGCAAATAACCAGGCTCTTGCTCGTGCAGAATACCAAGTTTCGCAGGCACTTCAGGGTGGAGTTATTCACCTTATGGACTGGAACTCACTCATGCAAGCAGGCATGGCGAGCCCCGAATTCCAGCAAAGATTGATTGAAAACGGCCGAGCGATGGGTAAGAATGTTGACCAATTCATCGCTGCAAATGGGTCATTTAGGGAATCCTTAAAAGAGGATTGGCTTACTACAGATGTCTTTCTCAAGACCATGGATCAGGCAGCCGATGCCACAACAGAATGGGGTAAGCGACTTACTGACGCGGCTACCGTTGTCAATACTTTTACTCAGCTAACTGGTACCATTGCAGAAGCAATCGGTACTGGCTGGGGTGAGACAATGCTCTTCTAC